TTAAAGGCGATTTTGGCATCAATGAGAGCTACTTCCCCGATATTTTAAAACGGCTGGATGAAATGATTGAATGGCAGAATTAAGCGTTCCAGCCTCTAAAATATTACTCTAACATCCCCGCTACAACGGGGATTTTTCTATTCAGGCTTTGCCGGCCAGGCAATGTCCGGCGCGGTGGCTGTATCGACCGCCTGCACCTCCTGCACGTACTTCATCCAGGCAGTCAGCGAAGCCTTATCCGCATCGGTGATAATGTCGAGCCTGAGCTGCGTCTGCTACCTACCGGCGCGGTAAATTGCTACAAATCCGGTACCGGTAGTACGCGGCCTGGGTTTTATCCAGCACCACGTCCTCAGCGGGCTGCGCCAGCTCCACTCGCTAAACGCCTTCAACGTGCAGCGCCGATTTACGAATGTCCCTGCCGAGCCTTGCCTGTGCGCTGACAAAGGCAGCGAGCTTCGCTTCGGCGGCGGTGCGTATCGGCTCGGCTTCCGGCGCCAGCGTGCGGGCGATGGCGTCCTGCTGGTCAGCCGGGTACAGCGATACCAGCGTGGCCTTGCGCCCTGCAAGAAAGGTTTCATAGTCCAGCGCTTCCACCACGTCGGGCGCGGGTAGCTGGCTCAGGTCAATGGTTGCCATATCAGCTCACGGGAACGCTTAAGGAAAAATCCTGCGCGGAGTCGGTGCGGCTGCCGGTGGTTTCAACCACCATGCCGCCGTCAAACGCGGATTAGTAAGAGATGCCGGTCAGCTTTACGCGCGGCTCCCACTGCAAAATCGCCATATAGCAGGCCGACATAATTTGCAGGCTCAGCGCCTCGTTTTGCGGCTGGTCAATCAGCGCAGACAGCAGCGAGCCATAGCTGCGGCGCATCACGCGGCTGCCGACCGGCGTTAACAGAATATCGCGCACCGACTGGCGGATATGGTCGAGGTCGGTCACGGCCTCGCCGGTGTCGCGGACTGGATGCTGGATGCCGGTTGCCTTCAGCGCACCGCTGGCAGGCTCGTACTCAATCACCGCGCCGTCGGGAAACGACCAGTGCAGCGCGTCAGCCGAGGCTGACGGTGCCGGGTTATCGTCAGAGAACACACCCGGCAAAATAAAGCCGGTGTCCAGCTTGCCGCCCAGGCACAGGACAAGCACCTGCTCACCAACGGAAGGCGCATTCCATGAACGGGTGCGACCGGCACGGGCGGTCAGCCAGTGCAGCCAGTTGGTTGTATTGTTGCCGGTATCCACGCGGCATAGCCCGTCGTCAAGATTGACGGCGGACACGGTGCCAATTCGGATCAGGTTGCACAGCAGGCGCAGGATTTCTGGGATTTGTGAGTTCATGAATATAGGGTGAATTCACAAGGGAAGCAAAGCCAGAAGGTATGGTGCATTGGTCGATGAGCAAGCAAAGCACTTCTCTAAAACCATGAAGGCATACAATATATCAAAATTATTTTTTAATTGAGATAGCTTCTATATCAGTAATGAGGTTATAAAAAGATTGTTCTACTTTCGTGTATTTGAAATTAGAATCAATCACTACCGGATTGAGACTATAATAAGGAGGGTAATTTGTGCATTTTAATCTTAGAAATTTATATTCATACTTGGTAGGTATAGCCACCCTATAATCCGAATCCCCCACCCTTATATAACGAGCATTAGAAAGCAATACAGACCTACTGTATTCATCATGGCAAAAAAAGTTAACTCGCGAATCCAGAGGGATCGTAACACTAAATATTGACTTCATAAACCCCAGTATATTAATACTGTAAATGCTAGAAGAAGTTACCCAGAGACAAATACATGGGATAAATACAACATAGCTTGAATACACCCTTATTCCGCCATTGATCTTGTTATTTTTTTGCAAATGACCCAACCAAATTATAGGTAAAATAGAAAGATAGACATATATGAAAGAGTAAAGCAAAAAAGCGTAACCTATTACACTAGTTTTCGTTACCACTTGATCATAGGGTATATCGCTCATATTCATAAAGATATGTCGAGAAAATAAATATGAGCCAACAGATACTACCACCCATGACAGCTTAATTAACAATCCTGATATGTTTTTGAAGTGCTTAGAATCATTGGATAAAAAATCCAAGTATAGGTAGATTGCTGCACTTAATAATACCAATGAAAAGAAAAGGAATATTATACTATATTCTAAGTCACCATTTATTCTAAATCTATAAAAAAAAGAGCTAGCGACAATTGTTATCGAGTGCACAAAACATAATGTCAAAATATTATTATACGTATTTGAAAGCTTAAGGCTCTTCAAGGAAAAATAATTCCCTTTAAACAAAGATGATCTTATAACAAGAGCGCAAGAGAAAAACGCAACCACCCATAATAAAAATGACATCATAATAGTATCGAAAGGTGTTATTAACAGTAAAGAAAGGAGATAGCAAGATATGACAAACCAAATATAAAGCCCGGGAGGATTAACGGTTAACTTCTTCAATTTAACATCCTTTGAAATGAATGAATTTTAAGTTGATCTATATTTGTGAATAGTTAGCTTTTAGTCAAGGCATTAATAACTTCTTGATGTATTAATGTTAATAGCTTTTTGTCCATTCCTAATAATGGTCGTGCCTCATACTGCACCTCTTTCCCCGCACGGGCTGGCCGGCCACGCAGCCCGTAATGATGCACACGGGCCATGCGCTGCACGTTGCCGGTAAACTCCACTACGGCGTCGTCGGCGCTGCCTTTCGCCTTTATGTATTTAGCCGTGCGCAGCTTTGCGAACATCTCACGCTTTATCCGTCCCGTCTTTTTCCGGGCACGTGCCTTGCGCGGCTTAAACGGCGTGATGTCCGGTGCCTGCTGGCGCTTGATATTCTGCTGCTGCGTGGCGCGCAGGCGTTTTGCGATGTTACGCGCCATCTCTTTTCATGCCGCCGGTGACAGGTTGCCGATTAACGCGTTTAGTCTGGCATCGAGCGCCTCAAGCCCGTTCACAGTTGCAACCTGCTGATTAGCTCACCGCCCGCGTAAAGCAGCGTTGGTCGGGTAACATCATGCGTGCCGAACGGCGCGCGGCTAATTTTCCTGGGCACCAACGTGCGCACAGCGCAGAGCTACACCGGCAACCTGTATCTGGACGAATATTTCTGGATCCCGAAGTTTCAGGAGCTGCGCAAGGTCGCCAGCGGCATGTCATTACACAAGAAATGGCGCACTACCTATTTCTCCACGCCGTCGAGCCTTTCACATAGCGCGTACCCGTTCTGGTCAGGTGAATTGTTCAATAAGGGACGTCGCAGCAAGGACGATCGCATCGAGCTGGATTTGTCGCATTCGCATCTGGCTAAGGGCGCGCTGTGCGGCGACGGCCAGTGGCGGCAGATTGTCACCGTTGAGGACGCGCTGACCGGCGGCTGTAACCTGTTTGACCTGGACCAGCTTTCCCTTGAATACAGCCCGTCGGAATATCAAAACTTGCTGATGTGTGAGTTTGTCGACGACGAGGCGAGCGTGTTTCCGTTCGCCGATTTGCAGACCTGTATGATCGACAGCCTGGAAGAATGGACGGACTTTAACCCCTACGCGCTGCGCCCGTTTGATTATCGCCCGGTGTGGATTGGCTATGACCCTTCGCACACCGGCGACAGCGCGGGCTGTGCCGTGGTTGCGCCGCCGCTGGTTGCGGGCGGTAAATTCCGCGTGCTGGAGCGTCACCAGTGGCGCGGCATGGACTTTGCCGCGCAGGCTAAATCCATTGAGGACTTAACCAGAAAGTACACCGTGGAGTATATCGGCGTGGACGCCACCGGCATCGGCCAGGGCGTTTTTCAGCTGGTACGGCAGTTTTACCCGGCGGCGCGAGAAATCCGCTACTCGCCGGAAGTCAAAACCGGGATGGTGCTGAAGGCCAAAGATACCATCAGCAGCGGTCGCCTGGAGTACGACGCGGGCAGCACGGATATTACGCAGTCTTTTATGGCTATCCGCAAAACCATGACCGCCAGCGGCAACCGCTCAACCTATGAGGCAAGCCGCAGCGAGGACGCCAGCCACGCCGACGTCGCCTGGGCCATCATGCACGCGCTGTTAAACGAACCGCTGACTGCCGCCAGCGGCGGCGCTAACCCTTCAATTCTGGAATTTTACTGATGAACAAACGCAGCCGTAAGACATTTAAAGCACAGACCGCACCAGTGGCGCAGGCAGCCCCGCAGCAGGTCGAGGCGTTCACCTTTGGCGAACCCACGCCGGTAATGGATAAGCGCGATATTCTGGATTATGCCGAATGCATCGGAAACGGGCGCTGGTACGAGCCGCCGGTGAGTTTTCACGGGCTGGCAAAAAGCCTGCGCTCGGCGGTACATCACAGCTCGCCTATCTACGTTAAGCGCAACATTCTGGCCTCAACCTTTATCCCGCACCCAATGCTGAGCCAGCAGGAATTCAGTAAGTTTGCGCTGGATTATCTGGTGTTCGGGAATGCGTTTGCCGAGCTGCGCCGCAACGGCCTGGGTGAACCGTTCAGGCTGGAAACCACTCCGGCCAAGTTCACGCGCAAGGGCGTGAAAGACGGTGAATACTGGTTTGTGAACGACTGGAAAGAGCCGCACCAGTTCGCAGCCGGCAGCGTGTTTCATCTGATTGAGCCGGACATTAACCAGGAGCTTTACGGCCTGCCGGAATACCTCAGCGCGCTTAACTCCGCCTGGCTCAACGAGGCGGCCACATTGTTTCGCCGCAAGTACTATCAGAACGGTGCGCACGCGGGCTATATCCTGTATATGACCGACGCGGCGCAGAGTTCCAGCGACGTTGACCGCATGCGTCAGGCGATGCGCGACACAAAAGGCCTGGGCAACTTCCGTAACCTGTTTATGTACGCGCCGAACGGCAAGCCGGACGGGATCAAGATCCTGCCGCTCAGTGAAGTAGCGACGAAAGACGATTTCTTTAACATCAAGAAAGCCAGCCGCGACGACCTGTTAAGCGCGCACCGCGTACCGCCGCAGATGATGGGGATTATCCCGGACAACTCCGGCGGGTTCGGGGATGCGGTGAAGGCGTCGCAGGTGTTTGTCAGGAACGAGCTGACGCCGCTACAGGAGAGAATGAAAGAATTTAATAGTTGGCTCGGAGCGGAAGTTATTAACTTCACCGAATATAAGCTATAGCTTCAGTTAATTAAGTTTTTGAAGGCATAAAAGCTTATTGGTTATTAAAGCGCGACCTATTGGCCGCGCAACCTATTTTCCAAAGTTAACAACTATTACATTTCGCATGATTTCCGTATCGTCAACCTGTCCTACAGCTCTGATTTCACTTGTAAATCGAACACATTCAAAAGAATTATTTATGCTATCTTTAATTAGTTTAATATAGTCAATTGGTTTGTTATAGAGAGTGGATATGAAATCGATTATCCTGTCATCTTTAGAAGAAGATATGTCAATATTTCTTGGCGAAATTATAATATTTTCTTTCTGAGTAAAGTCTTCATCAAATGCCCCTTCAGGAACTTCATCATCTACTGAGTAATAGATACCGCCATCATGAATTAACATTTCAATCTTGCTTTCAAGGTGTGATATTATATCCTTTAAATAACAGCGTTCATCATTTAGATGCCATACCATTAGATCATTTTCAGGAATTAAAGGGTGAAGCCTCAGTAAGCAGTTTTCAGGTAGGCGTGGCTTTTCACCTGTAACCAACTTCGCCCATTCAATCCAACTTGCAATTGGATAATTTGGTAAGCCGTCCATTCTGACTGCTCTTTCATTATTTTTAGAAGTTAGACAAATGCCACTTAAGCCATATATTTTTCCTGAACGCACACCTCGATGGCAGACGATGGCGCAATTGATGTTTGACATGTAATATCCAAAGGGTTCAATCAAAAAACGGCCGACGACATTCCCATTATCATAAATAGGGAACAATCCAGATGACCATATGGATGTTGGAGTTAAAAACCGCCTATCTAACAATTCCTTACAATCTATATTGAGCCAGTCTTGTGCTGAAACAGCAATTCCTTTTTCTTTATTACATTCGGTTTCAATTGTAATTTCACTAGCAGGAAATAAGTATGCTAGGATTCTATTTAAATTATATAATTCGCCATCTAATTTATTGAGTGCTTCTTCATCACCCTCCAAAAATAAAGAAATTTTTTCCTTTCTGACAATTGATAAAAACAAATCTTTTTTCATGATGAAACTGATTTTAGTACCATGGCGCTTCAAAGATTCCTCGCGGCGTGGTATAGATATAAAAGGTCTCTCGTTTAGGCCATCTTCAAATGTTAACTTCCAAGAATCACTTGTCTCATCATTTCCTTTCTCGTATCTTCTGGTGATAATTTCGACACTATCAGACACCATGAAAACAGAGTAAAAACCGATCCCAAATTTACCAATTGAGGAGAAGTTGTTCTGTAATAGTGTAGGGTATTCACTAATAACATCACTACTTCCCCAAAGCGAACTACCAAAGTCAAGGAGAACATTTTTTAATACATACTTGCTCATTCCTAATCCATTATCAACAATAGTGAATTTTAAATTATCTTCTCCACCATCACTGATGATTACCTTAATCTTCCCTTCACCCTCATTTAAATACCCCAGTGCTAGGGCGGCATTAATTGAATCCACACTATTTTGTATCAACTCTCTAAATGATACTGTTTCATCATTTCCATAAAGAGCGCTCCCCCCGAGCATTTTAATTAGGCTTGGTAAATTACTTATATATATTGAAGTATCCTCTGGCTCCCAATTGTTAACAGTTACATATGACGAAAATGATGAGGGAGACTCTATTCCAAGTACGCTTTGGGCTGACAACGGTTCCCTTCCGCCATCACATAGATAATAGAATGCAGATTTTAATTCCTTATCAATCATTTGAGCAGTATCAAATGCTAACCACCATGCACTTCTCTCTGTTTCGTTAAAACTAGATCCGGAATTGATGCGTAATTTGTTATCAATAAGTTTTAGCTTCCCTAGTTTATTTTGATAAAGCCAGTGAAGTCTTGATGTTTTTTGTGGATTAAGGAATGAAAAAAGATAACTTGGGGCTCTTCTGCTATCAATATGAGCGGCATCTGCTGTTCTTAAAATGAAAGCAATTTTTAAACAATCAACCTCCCAATCTTTTTCATTCAAAAACCCTGGAGGGTTAATTTTTCTATGCTGAAAGGTATTAAATACTTTTTCTGAGCTCCAGTTATGACTTTCAGCTATCTCCCCTATTAGTTCAGAGTAAATAGATCTTAATTCAGGCTCATCAATAAAGTAAATCTCTGTATTATTTGACTGATCCCTCCACGATATTCTAGTTATTTCTTTAGCCTGTTTAGCATGGTGAATTCTCGCAACGTCAAATAATAAACTTTCATATTCTGCACTACCTTCGATAGGCTCACTCCCCTTGAATTTTAATCCTACCAAGTCTTTCCACTCATCAGTATTTGTTAAACTGGCCAAACCACCTGAATAGGCGGGACTAACATGGGCTGCGTCGTGTATTAGAAAAGCACAGCCTAGAACGTATCCCTCGGCAGGGTTAAGATAGTTCTTATCCCCAATGATTTCGTCGCTTACTTGCCATAAAGAATCTATGTGGGATATGTCATGGACCGTCAAACCTTTAATATCTTTTTCAATATTTTGAAGTAACGCTTCTATTTTTTTTCTTGAGCCTAAGTAACTCTCTCTTAGTAAGCTCGCACTATGATTGTTACTAACACCCAAGGATTTTAACCATGTCTGGCTTGATTCAAAGTCAACCTGCATATTTATCTCTTCTGTCTTTGTAAAGAGATTAACCTACTATTATAAGCCATCGCGCGCAATGCTATCCCCGCCACGCCTGCCCGCTTTGTGCATCGCTTTTAATGCAGTCGCATGACCCAACCGGATCCGCGCCAGCTCAGGCCTTTAAGGGGATCTACCGATGGGATCGAAGCATGCAGAACCATGCACCTGATGCATGCATGGCTGCTTACCCGTTTTGCTGACAGTCACCTAAGATTATTTTTGACAAGGCACGGTCGAAAAAGCGACCGAAAAATTACCATCTGAAAGCGTGTTGTTAGCTGCAATCTCGGCAATCAGGTTCAGTGCAATTTCCCTGTCCCGTTCTTTGCACATCCCTTCTGTTGTAAGCCGGGCTATAAGCTCTACACGTTCAAGCGTTACACGCTCTTGTAACTCGTTATTCACACTCCCTCCCCTATTTACTGTGTTTTTATACAGTATCATAACCTCAAATCGTAGCGTAAGAAAATTCTTATGCCAAATACCAATTTTTATCTTACTGATTAAAATAAGTTTTCATCCATCAGTGAGCTTAGCGCTTTTATCTTTAGCGCTGGATAAGCTCCGTTTTAAAGTTACCATCTACTACTGGGCATTCTTTGCCCTGCCCTTATCCGCCAGGCTGTTGAACCGCGCTAACAAGCTTTCTGCTTCAATACGCCTTTTCGGTCTGAACAGCTCACCACTTGCAGAACTGCGGAACCATTGGCCGTCTATTTTGGTTTCTGTACCGCTAACAAGGCGCATGGCGACCGCCCGGCTGATGGTTTCGCGGGTGATATCACGTATCTGGCCGATCACGTTATCGCAGGCCGCTTCGATTTTGTCTGGCCGCCTTAGCTTCAGGTGCCTTTTTACCGGCGCATCGGCTCTTACCCTGGCTAACATCTGCCGCCGTTCCTTGCGGCTCAGCGCTGAAAAGTCTTTATTACCTACACTTTCCGGCAGTTTCGAATCCTGCGATCTCAAATCTCCCGTACAGTTATTGACAGAACTCCGAGAGGACGCGGACGCGTCCTTAAAATCAACGGCCAGGTCAACGGCACGCTTCGGCACAATCTTCCACTGTGCGAGGCGGGTTAAAATCGGGGTATCTTCGCCAACTGACGTGGCGTAAACGCCTTTAATACGCACGGTTTCCTCGCCGTACTCGTTACAGTCTTCGCTTGCCTGATACCAGGTGCGCACGGCCAGCTCGTCGCGCTTCACAAACGGGCCGCCCTGGGCGTTGACGTATTCCGCCCAGTCGCCCGCGTCCGCTGCATCGTGCGCGGCGGCAAATTCAATGCTTAAGCCCTGCGCCGTCTCGCTGTCGGCCATACGGCGCAGCTCGCGGTAAACCGTGACCGGCGCACCGCCGACAAACTGGAATTGCCGGATATGCCAGCGCGCCGCCCAGGCAGACACGGCGGGCGCGGTTTCCTTCAGCTCTTTGCCGCTTTCGTCGTCCAGCTCGCCGTCGAGTGCATAGCCGTCGATGTTTTTGGAAATATACTTAGCCACGTAGCCGGTCGCGCTGCCTTTTTCCGGGTCGATGGCCTCCGCGTGAAAGCGGGCCTTTCTGGCTTTGTCCGTGGTCAGCTCGTAGCTGTCCTGCTGATATGCGTAATCGCGGATAATCTGGCGCACGCGCTGCACATCTTCCGGGCGCATAAACATCAACATGTGCCAGTGCGGCGTGCCGTCGTGATGCGGCTCGGCCACGCGAATACCGAAAATGCGGATTTCTTCGCGGTGCAGCTTGGCGCGAACTTTCTGCCAGACGTTGCAGAGATAGCGCTGCGTTTCCGCCGGGCTGGCACCGCTCCATTTGCGGTTGCGGTAGCCTGTCTTTATCGTGGCGTGATAGCGGGCGGGCGCGGTCAGAGTGTAGAAATCGCCGACAAAGCCCATATCATTGCAGATATTTTCAAAGCCACGGATGCGGGTCATCAGCTCACAGCGACGGATCGCCGGATTTGCCACGCTGCCGTCGTACTTCTCAATCAGGCTGATGCGGTTGCCTTCCTCGTCTTCCAGCTCCATACCTTTCAGGAATTCACGCGTGCGGCGTTTCTGCTCGCGCCATTCGTTGACCGTCATGTTACTGGCGTAAGGCGTGTGCTTTTTGCTGACGTTAGCGAGAGCGATTTGCAGATGCTCTCGCCATGAAGCGGCCACATGGCGCAGGCGGCCTTTCCACCATTTTTCTGTCTGCATACGCATAATGGCGGGCGTTACGTCTTCCGGGCAAAACAGCCGCGAGATGACTTTTTCCCACAACGGCGGCGTCTGCTTCAGCTCGCGCGTGATGGCCGCAGCGGTCATATAAACGCGGTGCGTGTATTTGTAATCTGACTCGTCCTCAGACTGGCCGTGCGCCTGCACCATTTCCGCAAGGATAAAGCTGGCGATATCACCGGCCAGTAAATCCACATCGGCGCGGGCCAAATTGGCCAGACGGTTAAACCGGTTCATCAGCTCCCACAGCGTACCCGCTGCGCCGGCCGCGCCTGTTTTATCAGAAGCGTTACCGGTCAGGTGGGTAAAAATACCCTTGCTCATTTCACCGAGGCGATACTGCGAGCTGACGCTTTCAACGCGTGGCAATGTGCGCTCAACGAAGGTTTTCGTTAAGTACGCATTGGCATGGACTGTGCCGTGGGTTTTCTCCAGCTCACTGGTGCGACGCTTTACGTCAAGCTGGACGAGCGTCGGCTGCTTTTCAAGTAAATCCTGCGCATGCGGCAAAGCCGCAATCATCCGATCGCGTCTAATTGACCAGAGGCTTAAGCACAGTGACGGCGAGCTGGATGTTTTAAATTTACTGCGCCACAAAATCGTGGATGGGCAGCTGTTTGATGATGGCAACTTCATGCTTGATAAAAACGCTTTCCTGTCTGGAAAAGTTTTCCCCAAAGAGCCTGTTTATGTTGTAGAGGGTTCTACGCAGTACATTATCGATAAAGATTTTGGCGAAATTTACGATAACAATTGGTTGATTGAGATTGAAGACAAAACCAGCGTGAGAGTACTTACACGTATTCCTGTTAAAAAAGTACGCGTGTCCGGTATTGGTACAGGAGCATCTTTCGACTGCTCACTTGATGAAATCAATATAATCGGCTGCGTTACTTTGACGATAAATTAGCTAAAGGATTGATTATGTTAGACTACGCAAAAGCAA